AAATCCATCTCATCAAAGTAACCACGCAGGATGGGAATGCCAACACTATAAGTTTCCTCCGGGTATTGGCGCCGCAAAACATGAAAGCCTAAAATAACAACTCTTCCAACACCATTGCAAGCAACAATTGGGCTTCCACAATCACCATTAACAACTTCCTGATAAATCAACTGACGAGGGACATAAAGATCAATTCTTTTAGCATCATCTATGCTAGAATAAGAATGAGCCTCCTCCTCAAGAGAGACACCAGGGAGCCAGATGGACTCCAACGTCTTCACACGACCAACACGTAACAACATATACGTTGGGAAATCAAGGTCATCTGCACCATACATATCCATAAAGTATTTCGTGATATCCTTGAAGGAAGGCATCTTCTCTGGAGCAAGAGGTACACTAATTATGCACCAATCTTGCTGAACATTGATAATTGCCTTCCCTCCAGGAACACGAACACCCTCTGAATCTGGACGATACATATTAGCACGCGTAAAGGGAAATGAGAGTGTCTTAGAACCAAACTTCAACACAACCATTGAGCCCTCACGAAGCATGCCATCCTTCTCAGGAGCATCCACCTCACCATTGACCATAAAGAAATGCAAAGGCATCAATAACTTATTATCTTTAACAAAAATGCCTTGCAATTCAAAATTATGACCACCACGACGACGCGCAACACGAACACAATTCTCAGTAATCTTCTTCAAAACAGCTCGAGTTTGCTCAACTCCAGCTCTCGACCGCAAATACTCCTCTTCCTCCTCAAGAAGCTCATCAGCTAACGATCCAGACAACGTCTCTTCCATAACCATCTGGACATTTGAATGGAGAGCTCGATGATGTGCAGTAGATTTAGCCTCACGACGAGAACGCCCACGACGACCACCACGATGAGGAGTATCCTCATCAGTCTGTTCCATCCACTTACGTTTCCCACCACGATGATAAACTTTCTGCACAACATCCTTCGACTTCACTTTACCACCAACATGGCGGT